TAATTGTTTGTGTTTGCATTGGCATCATAACTTGACCAGGTGCTCCCTTAGTCCTTACAACACCACCAGGTCTGTTAGTTAAAAGATCATCAAGGTTTACTTGACCATCCATAACTGCAACTCTGTTGTTGTTTGTTAGATACATATTATCTAACAACTGTCTCATCACTGTAGACTTGATAAGTTGTAGGTCTTCAGTCATTTCTGAAACTGATCTACCAAAGAATCTGTGTGGAACCATGATAGGTGTTACAGATACAAAAGGTACACTGTCACACAAAACATCATCAAGAATTACATAACCACCAACTCCTGCCATTGTAATCTTTCTTAGTTTTGCTATACCATCACCTTCTTCATCAATCTTTACATAACATTCAAAAACCGTAATTTCATCTGTTGATGCTTCACCTGCGTTACTTTCGTAATCGTAATCAAGATTTCTATATCGTGTAACTTTTTCTTCGTTGTATTTATCGGCTGTGTCAGTCGGTAGTCTGTCAATTATATCTGCATCAAAGCCAGCTTCGATTAATTGTGTTCTAGTTTGTGTAGTTCTGTGTGCAACAAAGTTTGCATCTTCTATGCTTTTTGCTCTTCTCTCAATTAAAAATTCTTCAGGTGGTATAGTTTCTATTTTTACTTTACCATATTCTTCTGTTCTTGTGATAACCACATCATGCAAGTTTGCTATTGGTGCGTTCTCTATTTGTTCTATAACTACAGGATCAAGCGTTTGTTCTTTTAATTTTTCTTTTTGTTCTTCAGCAGCTTCATCCATGTACTCAGTATGTTCTTTGACTTCAACACCTGGCTCATCAAGCAACATTGTGTATTCATCGTCACTTAATTTTTCGTAAGTTTCTTGTTCTTGTTTTTCAGATGTATCCCAATAGATTTTTGCAATACCATTTTTTTGTATCAGAGCATCTTTGAATAGTGTGTATAGTGAAACAAAACCATCGTTGTCTTTGTTAAAAACATAATTCAAATAATCAGTTGCTTGTTTTGCAACTTCTTCATCTTCTGCTGTAACAGGATCACACCTTACTACATCGTCACTAGCAGCAAATGTTCTCAGCAGTGTCGGTAAAATACTTTCGATAACATCACTTACATCTGTTGAAACAACTTGTGATCTACCTTCTTGTTCGTTTCCAAACGGTTCACCAAAATAATATTCAAGTGATTTTTGTCTTTGTGTTGTTATATCCGAACCAATGTAACCAAGTGATGCGTAAATCTCTGACTGCAATACCGCAGCTACTTCTGGTTCTGTTAAAGGTTTTCCTTTTGCCATTATACTATATACCTTGTATCAATATTTATTTCTGTTGTCCACTGACTTGCCGTACCAGGATCTATCGCACATCCATATCGAAATGCGTCAGCTCCGTGTGAAGACCAATCATGTAACGGTTTATTTTTAAATGTTTGCATCCTGTCATCAAATTCTTTACGGTATTGGCGCAAACATTCAATACCTGCTTTACATTTATTTCTATCAAACCAACAGTCATCAAGTGTATTTCTTACAGACTCGATACCATGTTGGACTTCTAGTTTAGGACAAATATCAAAATTAATTCCAAGTTCTCTTGCAACTTCTAATCTTGATTTACCTGTTCCAAGTTCACGTGCCACAATATCATGTGGTGCTACGTGTCTTCCATAATTATACGCTTTATCTTCTAAAACATTTGCGTAGTGTGCAAGTGCTTCACCAGATGTTTCGTAATAATCTATCAAATGTATTTCGTTACCGACTCTCTGAGCAAACCATATAGCGGTTGAATCACCGATACCTAAATCCCACCAAGTTTCTACATCGCTATTTTTATCGTATTCAACATCCGTTATACGGTTTTCTTTCTCAGCTTTCTGTATCTGCTTACCGTAATAAGATCCAGATACAGCAGCTTGGAAACTACATTCAAACTCTTGTTCGTATTGATCTTCAGGCATTGTAAGTTTTGCTTCATCCAACTCATCGTCTGGTATAACTTGAGTTTCGGAAGCTCTGTACAATACTGCTTTCCAATCTCCGCCTCTTCTTCTTGCTAGATCGTAAACATCCCAGAACTGATTGTGGCCCATGGGTGTTCCTATAAATATTACATAACCTAGTTTATCTGCAATGGCAGGTCTTACAATCTCTGTCCATGTACGAGGTGACATAAGGGCAAATTCATCCAGACACACTCCATCAAAGCCAAGGCCTCGAAGTGAGTCTGGGTTATCTGCGCCAAAGATTTGTATTCTAGAACCATTCCAGAGATCAATCTTTAGTTCAGTTTCATGTTTGCTACCACCGAGTCTCATCAAAGGCTCTGTGTATTCTTTTAAATAGTCGTAAGCGACTGCCTTACCTTGTCTATAAGTCGGTGCTATGTATGCAAGCCGTGCATTTGGTTTTTCACAAGCTGTGATAATCAAATGGTTTACGGCAAAAACTGTTTTACCAAACCTACGGTGACAACAAATAACATTAAATCTTTTTAGACTGTTATGTAATTGTTGTTGCAATGGCCGTGGTTCATACGGTATTTCAATATCCATTATTTAAGAATTTTATTTATATAATCTTGTGTTTCTTTTGGTAGTTTGTCAAAATTAGATCCAGCTTTAATCCATTTATCTGTTTTTGTTGGACCCATATTAAAAGCAGCTAATGCAGAAACTACATTGTTATCATATTTATTCATCATTGCTGTAAAATAATCTGTTCCAAATCTTACATTTTCAACAGGATCAAAAGGATCTTCCAAAGGTTTAACACCAAAACCAGGTTGTTTTGCTGTATCATCCATGATTTGCATCAACCCTTTAGCTCCAGTTCTTTCATTTACTGCATCAGGATTACCAGAGCTTTCAGCCATAATTATTTTAGGTATCAAACTATCTATTGATGGTTTAGTTTCTTCTAGAAGTCCTAAATACTTTGATGGTAAATTAGCACCAATAAAACTATTTATATCAGAAAGTAAACCTCTGATCGCAGTAGCTCCATCAATTACTGCCATTTTTTTTTCTCCAGCCGATGGTAACGGCCACAGGCTTATCACTATCACCAGTAACAGTATTGCTAACAGATGATAACCTGGAGTGAACAAACGGTGCAGCCCTTTCAGCAGCCCACATTTTTCTTTCAGGGCTTGACGCTTTGTTGTTAAGAACCCTAAGCATATATTCCAATGGCGATACTTCATCTTTCCCCAACGCTTTCTCCAATCGTTCACGTTTCGTACCAGCCTTTACACCTCTTGGCCTTCCAGCTCCCTCTCTTTTTCCACCGTGTTTCATGCTCTTGTACTCTTTCCGTAAAATTTCTTCATAATTTCATTAATAGATTGACCAGAATATTTCTTTTGCACGCCTTTACCCAAGACACCCTTTTGATCGTAATAAAAACTTTTACGTCTAGGCTGTCTCATTCTTGATTGCCTTTGTAAATTTCTAACTATTCTTCTTAATTCTTTTGATGTCATGTTACCAATTCTTGCATGACCAGTATCTGGCCGTTAATTTAGAAGGCGGTTGTGTATCACACTTGTGCCTTGCTCTAAAAGACTTACGCCTCTTAGGTTGTGATTTTTTTATGGAGAGATTTGGGTCTCCATATCGTATTAGTTTTACCTGTTTGCCCTTCTTTGCAAGTACAGCGAACTTTTTAGATTTACCAGGTGTCCTTTTAGGTTTGTTGTAACCTGAAAATCTTTCTCCTCTATATGTGATCGCCATAATGACAGATAATTCCTTTGATTTTTGTATTTCACATACCCAAAAAAATTGTTATATCAAAGTTATTATGATGTATTCTTCAAATTTATTAGGTTGTGCTTTAGTTGTGTACTTGTTTGTCGTTTTATTTAATCAAATGATCTGATTAAACCATAAACTTTCGTTTTTCAGTTTGCATTTTCTTCGGATTACGCAACTTTTTAAAGTCAGCAGCAGTAATTTTATCTCTTGGCTCGGCAACACGAGCTATTTTCATTTGTTTTTTACTAAGTTTTCTTGCCATTTCGTTTTTTCCTCGCAAATGTTGCGACATTAGTTGGTTTACCGCCTACTCCTTGTGCCTTTGATCGCTTTCTAGACACAGCAGAACGTATTTGAGCCTTTGTCATGCTCTTTGCCTTTGATCTTGGCACGCATTTAGGGTATTTTCTCTTTGAACCCTTGGCTGATTTACGGCCACATGGTTGAAATCGGCCCTTTTTCTTAGGTGCGCCTATATCAACCCAGTCTCCCTTTGGTCCTTTTCCAAACCATGCTGTTAATCCGCCTGTAGGTTTGGCCATTACGCAGTCCTATACTTACCACCACGTTTCTTGTAAGTTCTCACAAGCCATGCGTTGGCATAAGCTGAAGGATAAACCTTAAACTTTCGTTTTGCTTCCGACTTGACACGTGAGTACAAGGCTTTGTTAGTAGGTATAGCTTTCTTTTTGGCCATTACTTATTCTTTTGTTTTTTCTTTTTCTTCATCATTTTCTTTTTTGAACGCTTTTTCATTCCTCTTGCCATATAGCCTCCTGTATGATTGTCTAAGTTTTACGGTATCAGTATAATATTCCTGACTCCAATTGTTATAATATCCAATACTTTCTAGATGAGCTGATGCTTCTTCTAGTTCTTTGAATGGCTGGATAAGTACCATAAAGAATTCGTTGTCTGGCTCCCAATCACCCTCCATGAACTCTTCCTGTTCATCTTCAGGGTACGATGCCATCAGATATGTGTTTAAAGGCACGTAAACGTGGTTTAAAGCACAAACATAGTCGTTGAGGGTATCTGGTGTTATTTTCATATCAGAACACGCCAGAATGATGAGTTTTAATCCTTGTTCAAATAAAACCCCTGCTTCGTCACAAACCTGTTCGAGATCTTTC